TTAACGCAGTTGCCGCAGTTGACGCTTCCATTCCTGTGTTTGCTAATGCACCAAGTAAAGTTGTTGTGTCTTCAAAACTGAAACCCATTGTTTTTGCAATCGATGCAACTTTTGGCATACCAACTGAAAATTTCTCTAAATCTAACATCGTGTTTGAGAACGCGGCTGCCATAACATCAGTAACTCTTGACGTTTGACTTGCGTCGATATTAAACGCTTTGAGAACAATCCCGGCTTGTTCAGCTGTTTGTCCTAAATCGTCACCAAATGCAAATGCTAAATCTAAAACAGAACCCGTCATGTTTTCAATTTCTGACGCATCGAAACCTAATTTTGCTAATTCTTTTTGTAAACCAGCGACTTCACCCGCAGTGAACGCTGTTGTCGAACCTAATTCTTTTGCACTTTCTGACAACATATTCATTTCTTCTGCTGTTGCTCCTGAAATAACTCCAACTTGTTTTATTTGAAATTCAAAATCAACAAACACACTCATTGCTCTTTCAAGTGTTTTGAATGCCATAACTGCGGCACCAATTTTCATTGCCATTCCTGAAATTGCTTGACCATAATTACCAACGTTTCTTTGTTGACGTCCCATTTGTGCGTCCATCTTTTTTAACGCTTCGGTGTTTTGGTTCATTTTAGAACTTAACGCTTCGAACTCTTTTTTGTTTTTTCCTAATGGGTCTTGTAACTTTCTTAATTTAACAGATAATGCGGCATTTTGTTTAGTCAAATCGTTATATGATTTTCCTGTTGCTTGTGAAGCGTTTGCCATTTTAATCATTTCAGTTTTACCTGCCGTCAACTCTTTCCTCATCGCTTTCAACTTTGTTTCAGCTGAAACGATTGACGCTGTAAAGTCTTTGCCGTCTTTACCAGCACGTTTTTGTGCGTCTTTGAGTTTCTTAATCCCAGCTTCTGTTTGAGTAATCTGGTCTTTTAGTTTCGTCATTTGAGACGTTCCCTCAACTCTTATGTTTAAAATTGTTTCTAAATTTGCCATATTTCAATTTTTTTAATTCCGGATCCGGATTATCTGCTTTTTAATACTTTTTTGTAATTAACTTCTCCCATAAAATCAGTCTTTGTCATTAATTCAACAATATTTCCAGACGCGTCTTCAAAGTAAACAACACCTCCTCCTCCTTCTAAAACCTCACCTTTTTGACTAATAACTAATGCTGGATTTTTCTTGCCAACGTGAAACTCAATAACATTTTGACTTGTTGAAACAATTTGATTGTTTTTACCAATAATAATATCAGAATTGTTTGTCCCTTTATTGTTTTGTCCAATAGTTATTTTTCCTGAATTTTGTTTAACATTGTTTGTTCCTATATTGAAAGACTTGTTTGTCACTCGTGTTGTTGTTAGTGAACCACTTGTGTTTTGTAGTTTCCAACGTAAATTGTTCGGGTCTGCTGCTTTTATTTCCTCTTGTTTGTTTGTCAAAGTTTTTATTGGTGATGTTTGCACAAGATTTGGTGTTGTGTGTGAATTAAGACGTGCTCCTGTGTTTGTAGCAGAAATTCCCAACTCACCAGCAAAATTAACATCTAATCGTCTCTTGTTTGAACCAACTTGACCAATCCCACTATCTTTGTCAGGACCATATTCTTGTCCTCCTCTCTTTTTTATTGACGACTTTCGTCTTGGTTTTGCTAACGACCATTCAAACAATTCAACTTTTGTCATTTGACTTTGTGCTGGTTTGAAATCAACAACTTTATTAATAATCCAATATGTTGCACTTTCTGAATTTTCAATGTAAATTAATTTTTGAAATTTAAGTGCAGAAATATCTGCTGCTGTTAAATGAAACTTTGCTGATTTTATTTTTGGTCGTGAAATTAAATTATTAATATTTCTTGCCCAAAACACTTCATAAAGACCATGACAGACAGGCCAATTAATTGGTGTTGGTTGAACCATGTTTGCGTCAACATCTTGATAATATAATTGTGGATAATACAAAATGCTGTTTACTGTTAAACTTCCAAAATAGGTTTCGTCTTCGTCACAATAAACTCCTGCAAACGGGTAATAATTCAACAATTCAGGAGTTGCAGACGGGTTCATTTTACCCCATCGCCATTGATTTGAATTATCAAAACCATCATTATGGTTTAATGGTGTTTTTCCTCCCCATAATAATATTCTTGCTTTGTGTTCTTCAATTTTGTCTGGATAATCCGAGTTTGTTGTTGCTGACCAAATTTGTGTGTATTCACTATGAATGACAGGAATAAAAGGAGGTTTGTTTGTTGCAATGACATTGTCTCTAAACATATAAGTTGGAGCATAATAATTCGAACCGATTTTTTCTTCTTCATTAACAAACAATTCCCCTAAATCCATAACTTCTGAACCAAGTTCACAGATTTGTCCTTTTCGTCTGTTTCTCTCCTCAACAAACGCGTCTTGACCATCATTTTCATAAGTGAAACAAAGATTTCTTTTTAATGCGTCATAAACATAACGTGCTGTTTGTTTTTCTCCCCAATCTAATTTGTTTGTCCAATCAACGGCAGTGTCTGCTCCCTCGAAAAACATATCTCTTGGTTCAACATAAATTGTTTTTGTTGTTTCGTCAGATTGCCAATAAAGATTAAACATTCCTGTCAACCCGTTTAACCATTCTAATTGTGTCACATCACACGGCAATAAGTTTGAAATACTAACTGAACCCCCGTCAACAATTGCTTCTGTAATTCCTCCATTCATTGTTCCTCTTGACATTCTGTATTTACATTGACAAACACTTGTTGGTTCAACTGCTCCAGCAAACCCGTCAAAATAATCTTCATAACCTATTTCGTTCACTTCAACATAATAATAAACGTAATCTCCTGCGTTTAAAATGTCAATTTCTACACCCGAAAACGAAACGTCAAAAATCAAATTACTTGTTGGACTTAACGGGTGGTCAACTGTGCAAAACTCCGAATATTCGTCTTCATCTAAAACGTGTGTGTGAACTTTGTCTGCTGCTTCATCATAATGCATTAACCATAATTGACACCTGTAATCTGTCCATTGATAACGATATTCGATTGTTGAAATCATTCCTCCACAATGGTTGTAATTAAAACCACTCCAATTGTGTGTCCCATATTCATACATCGGGTCAAAGTCTTCTGGTTCATTATTAATAACATGATTGTTATCCATTTCAACACGACAACTGCCGTTAAAAATATACTTTCCAAAAAAGTTCGTTTGAAATCTGTCACAGTTTTCAAAAGGCTGAGAATATCCTGAAAGTGGCAAGTTTGTTGCCGTTCCTGGACTTCCCGTCATTGGAATAGGAGCACAATCTAACCAAATACAATTCCAATTTGAACCATGATATTGTAATGGTTCCCATGGATTAGTTTCGTTACAAATATTATGAAACAAGTCACCAGGTAATTTTCCCATTAACGTTGTGTTGTTTGTGCCACTAAAAGGATTACTGTGCCAACCATAAGCGCCCCAATACCATCCCGAGTAATACCATTGAAAGTCTGGATGTCCTGCTCCCATAAGTTCCAAATAGTTATCATACCAAGTTGTTGGTGTCACTAATGAAGACGGGTCACAAGTCGGACAAACAACGGCTAAGTCTCTAAATGCTCCCATGAAATTACTTGTGTGGCCGTCTTCTGTTCTAAAATTCATAGGAGTTTTCCAATCTGTCCAACCGTCTGGTTGTTCGTATTCAAATTGATATAAGTCGAGAATTGCATCGTCATTTTCCCAATCTTGTTTTGGTGTTACTGATATTAATTTTTTAAACCAGTCAGTATTCATGAAGTCAGATTGAAGTGTGTAACCTTGAGCGCCAAGAATAACTTTTACCATATCTAAAATAAAAATCGCTGGTGCCATGTCGTCTGGGTGAACAAAGTTGCCATAAGTCCATTTTCCTGTGTTAACTAATGGATAAACAACGTGTGTTCCAACTCCTCCAATTAACTCACCACTCATTGTGTATTCCCAAGTGTCCATTATTTGTTGACGACCATAAATCAATAATTGTGGGTGATTTGGATAAAAGTTTCCTGCGTCAAAATCAATGTCACATAAATTCAATCTGTCAATTGCGTTAACCCATTTGAAATTATCTCCAAAGACTAAACACTCGTAATATTCTGGAACCTCATCAACACCATGTCCTTTAACTTGAAATGCTCCTTCTAATATTAAATTGCCGTCAACAAAAATTCTTGCTTTTTTCCCATCAACATATTCAAAACTGTCGTAAAAACTATCACTAATTAAAAACTTTAAAACTTCATTGTTGTTTGATGTAGCTGGGATTTTAAACGATTTCGAAAACGAACCTTTTGACGATGTCATGTCCATAACATCTTTAATTGAAAATGTAAGTGCTAAAGGAAACTTTTTGGGATTGTAAACATCTAATGTTC